CTATGTTTGCCCCATTAACAATCGCACCAAGAAAGTCTCCGTTTTCTACGCTTTTAATTACGTTTGTTGCCTTGGTTAAGTCACCAACATTAAACCCAGTATCGCCAATGCTGACATTACCCGCAGCACCAAAACCACCCATCAAAGCGCCTTTAGTTGCGTCCCCGCCAGTCAATGCGGCAGTACCCGCACCTAATGTAGCGCCACCAGCAATTTGCCCAGCCGTGCCTGTTAGGCCATACAAGTTACTGCCCACACTGGCTGGAGTAAGATTAAGCCCCGGCATAACACCTTGAAGGACAAAGGGGGCAAGATACTTTACTGCATCACTAGACGCAATATTGCTTAACCCTTTAAAAGCGCCACTGAGAATGTTTCCAAGATTCCAACCCCCTCCCCCTCCTTCATATTCTTGATATGTTAAATTTCCTTGATCGTCACGAACTAGCTGCCCAGTTTTATTGCCTGTAGTTTGCCCAAGCATACCTTCGTTTAGTGTAATACCCGTTGTTTTATCAACAAGGTCAAATGTGTCGTAGCTTTGCCCGGTTTCACCGTTGTACTCTGTGCGTATTACGGGTTGAAAATTTAATTTTGAAGGGTCAGTAACACCATATCTTGCCCAAACGGATGCAGGAACTTGCGAGACGGCTAAAGTTGTTTCGGGCGTTTTAGTTGGTGTAACTAAATGCCCATACTGCGTAGTATTTAATTGATCCGTTGGAATTTCGTTATAACCAGAAATATATTGTTGGTTTGTTTCGCTGTTAGTTTCATACGTTGGCAAATAGTACTTATCTGAACCGGGCAGTTGTTCGGCCTTAACTCCTTGGTAGTACATGGTTGCAGGCTTGGCAACAGGCAAAGCCGCAGGTATCCCAACAGATTGGGCAACCGGGGCAACTGGGGCAACTGGGGCAACCAAAGCGGGCAACCCCGCAGGCTCATATTTGTAAGGGGTATTAATCCCTTTGGCAACATCATTTGCAACTTCTTCTGCAAAGACTTCTTCATCAGGGTCATATTTTGACATGTTAAACCCTTTAAGGCAGCGCCGACACAAACGACATTGTTGCCACCACTGACTGCGTAGCAGGTTTAGTAGGTGTGCCGGATGCCGGGTAATATTGGATGGTTACAGCGGCATTAGTTGTTGACCAATAAATTTCTATGTACTGCCCAGCAGTTAAGCTGACGTAATAATTCCATCCAAAAATAGAGTGAAATGGGTCACCAACACCTTTTCTAGCAGGCATACCAACCTTACCCGTAGAGCCAACAATATCTACACCATTTTGTTTAAGCCAAATAAATACATCTTGCGCAGCATTATCAGTATTTTCTAACTGCACGCTAAATTGCAGGTTGTATATACCAGCAGTGGCTACCGTAATTTTTGAGCTTGCAATACTTACACCATTGGAAAAGTCCGTGGTGTTTAACGTCATCAATGTGGCTGTGTTGGCTGTTGTTGTTTGGTCTTGGTCACTTGAAAATGCCCCGTATGGAAAGCGAATACCAGACCCATCAATAGCACCAGAGCCTGTATTCATTTGCCCCAAGATGTTTTGCAGACGGTTGAAGTACAGCCGCAAAACGTTATTCAATTGGTTCTGATAGATTGGATCGTATTTTGCCGTTGCCAATGGCAAAGCAGGCGGTTGAATCCGCTGGAACTCGTACTCTGACGTAACAATCAACGTCATGTGTTACCCCGTCCACCGTCTTGGCGAATGTCTAAACGATGAGCGCCGCTCTGCCATGTGCAGCCAAGTTGGTTTGACTCCATTGTAAGAATCATTTGACGGCCCCGAACACGGATAAACACTTGCCCTGTAAACGCTTCAATTGGAACTGTAGCTGAGCGAGTAACTAACGCGGTGTTGTCGCCACCAACAGACTGCGGGCTGTTAAAACCAGAACCAGAGTTTTGCATTGGGGTGAGTGTCATCGTCACTTGAGGGTTGGCTGCGGTCGATCCAACAAATGTAATGTCTGGCAAAATACGGCGCACAAACCCAAACCGATCACCGTCATCAATGTCAAATTCGGTTGTAGAGATTTTGGCGTAAATTGCAGTGGGTGTACCTACCTCGTTGTCGTCTACCCCAAACTCGTGGTTAACAATGTTGGAATTGTACGTGGCCGCAATAGGATAGCTGCGTAGACCAGAATCAAGCCATGCAGTGCGTCCCAAAGTTCCGTAAGCCCAGACATCTTCCTCATAGTTGTACGTTACGTAGCGATCAATTGCTGTGGAAGCTGCGGAGCAATAAAAAAACCAAACCTCGTTAAAGCCCTCATTGGTGCTTGCAAAAAATTGCGAATTCTGTTCAAAATTTATGTCCGTGTAAACATACCGGAGCAAATCGCAACGTAGGGTTTGTACTGTACCCGCGTATTTGTAAAATTTATCTACGCCCATCCAGTAGCATATGCCAGAAGCCAATGCCGCAGCATTTTGAGAAACAATAGAAATATTGTCTCCAAGCAACTGAGAACCCCATGCTGCGGGTGGCCCTGCGTATTGAAGGGAGTACAAAGTAGAGTCAGTAAACACCAAAATCTCTTGGCGAGCTTGAAGCGCCGTTACTATTTTAGAACCATGAGACAGCGTGATACTACCGGCTTGGTTGGTTGCTGAAGGCGTCCAGTTCAAATAATCTTCTTGGTCAGACCAACGAAGTAGCATCGGGTTTTGTGTTGTGCTGTCATAGTCATTGCAACCAAAAGCAAATGTAAACCGAGAAGAATCGGATACAAAAATATAATTTTGTATGCTTGGCACATCCACCAACAAAGAAATAGAAACACCCGCGCCCGTGGAAGTAGTGTTAATTAAAGTGCCAGCACTGTTTGCAATGTTAAACGTAAGACCGCTTGGGTTTGTTACGTAGTAAGTAGTAGCTGCGGTAACGCCTGTTGGTAAAGATCCTGTTGCAGAAAACTGCACAGGGGTTCCAGCGGCAAATGTAGTGGTGGCGGTAACTACAGTAGGACTTGCATTAGTAAATGATACCGCGCCGCCAAGACTGGAAATTAAAACACCCCGGGTTGTAAGAGATGTATTATTCCAAAGATATATACCACCACCATTGGGGCCAAAAATTAAATAGTCGCCAAAGTTTGATTGACTCCAAAGACGTATTTGTGTTGAAGTTGTTCCGCCACTACCCCAAGTGCCAAGACCCCATCCACCCGCGCCCCATCCAATAATAGGGATTGCAACGGCACTGCCCACATTAATTTGATACGCAGCAAGTACAGCAGCACCGCCGCCAACAGCGCCAGCACCCGCTGGTGCGGATGCTGTAATTTGATATGTGGTTGTACTTACGCCAATAGTTGTTATCTGGTATTCCCCATTAAGGTCTAAACCCCCAACAACCGTAGAGCCACTAAAAGTTACAAAGTCGCCATTTATCCAGCCTCCAGTAGCGTCCGTTACGGTTACTGTAGCTAAACCGGCAAATGTTTGAAATGGGTTAACTCCCAGCAAAGCTGCCGTTTTGCGCAGTGGTGTGATGTCGTTATAAGCGCCGCCGTTCTCGATGTAAAACTTCAAGTTTGTGCCAACACCAAGCAAGTTTGAGCCAGCCAAAGTAATCCAGTTCCACAGCGACCGACAAACACCTCTAAATGTATTCGCAGAGATACGTGCCCATCCGCCTATTTTTTCAGGCGTGCCTTGACGGAACCGAACTTTTTCCGATTCATAGTAACCGTTCTCATTGGTGTAGCGAGTGTTCTCTCTATTTACACCAGCTTTTTGAGTAAGTTTTTTTAGCGGCACGGATTACCTCATGGGATCATCTTGAGGCCAGCCGCCTCTACTTCATTCACCCGGCGAGTCCAGCCCTTGCCAAAAGTCGCCCAAGCAGGTAAGTCCATCATAAAGGATAAGCGCCTTTTTGCATAGTCCTGCACTAGCTGCTTAGGGTTGGCTGCGCGGACTGCGGCAATGGTTTTAGGGCCAATACCGCCATCAGGTTCTACGCCTACACAAGCCTGTAGCCACTTAGCTGCTCGGCCCGGCCCAG